AAACAAAAAAGATAGCAAAATAGGAACAGGAAACACTTGAAGCATAATCCGAAAAGCCAATATCTGATTTTATGAAAAAATCTAATGAGTTAGGATATACAGTTAAATACGAGGATGATGGAGTTGATTTCACAGATTTAATAACGGATATGTCTGGTGATTACAGTGTGGATTCTGTAAAGGTTGATACAGAAAAAAAGGAAGCATATGTGGAATTAATAGCTAACTCTGTTTTGCAAACAAAAAAGATGACTGACTCGCTGAATGACAAGCTCCCGGCTGCAAACTGCTGGGTTGCAGCAAAAAATTATGGGGAATCACAATTCCCTTATGGTTTTAAACTACACTATTTAATGGGGAAAATAGCTGAAGAAGCACACGATGAAAATACTTGGTATCTAAAAGCAGAATGTACGGTTACTAATATGTTTGGCGCAGAAGCTGACGGAACTTGTGAAGCGCTAGTGACCGGGACAAAAGATTCACCGCAAGTCACTTCATTTAATGTATATTAAGACTGAACGAAAAACCGTCCCGGCGCTACCAACACTGGGACGGAGACGGAATACATCCGCAGATGATACCCCACATTAAGTCAAACATATTGTATCATCTTCGGGCAGCCACCGCAAGCGGAACACACGTTCTTGCTGGCTGTTATTTTTATGACCAAAATGAAAAAGGAGATGATGTTTTATGGCAAACAAGAAAAAGCATCCGAACCTTCCGAACGGTTACGGAACGATCCGCAAACTCTCCGGGAACAGGAGAAACCCGTACTCTGTACATCCACCAGTTACAGAATTCACAGTAGATGGAAAACCGATTATGAAAAAAGCACTCTGCTATGTGTCAGACTGGTACGTTGGATTTGCTGTATTGACAGCGTACAAAGCCGGAACATATAAACCGGGTATGGAAAAAGATCTGGAACAATTAAGAGGGCAGGAAGATGGAGACCTAGCCGAATTTACAAATAGAATCCTGTCAAATTATAACGTAGCAGTTCGCTCAAATTCCAACGATCAAGAATTGCTGTTTTCAGAGCTGTATGACCAATTTTATAACTGGAAATTTAACGGGAAAAAGAAATACTCCGCAAGCTCTAAACAAGCAACAAGAACAGCTTATAATAACTGCAAAGCTTTGTATAACAAAAAAATAGGAGAAATAACATATGAACAGCTTCAGCGTATTGTGGACTCCTGCCAGTTAAAACATGCCAGTTTGGAATTAATCGTTTCTCTTTTAAAGCAAATATATCGTTATGCATTGGCGCAAAATCTAGTAGAAAAAAATCCTACAGAGCTTTTAAGGATTAACATTCCAGACGATGATGAACACGGAGTTCCGTTTAATATACGTGACCTGGAAAGGCTTTGGGAACATGCTGATAACTATATTGCCCAGCTTCTTCTAATTATGTGCTATTCTGGCTATCGCATTGGTGAATTATCTGTAATTAGCGTAGATTTAGAAAAGAGATGCTTCTCAGGGGGACTAAAAACAGATGCCGGGAAAAATAGGATTGTTCCCATCCACTCTTCCATACTCCCTATCGTACAAGATCGGCTAAATGAGAAAGGATCTCTCATGGGAATATCATACAGCGCTTTTAATAAATCTCTTTCAGAATTTCTTAAAAGTATAGGTATTGGAAAACATACGGCCCACGATTGCAGACACACCTTTTCTATGTTATGTGAAAAATACAAAGTAAGCGAAAATGACAGAAAACGAATGTTGGGGCATAGTTTTCGTGACATTACTAATTCCATCTATGGACACAGAAGCTTAGAAGATTTGAGGAAAGAGATAGAAAAGATACCGTGTTACAAACGTGTCGCAAACGATTATAAAAAAAGGGCTTAAGTGAGTACCGGAATCATTAGGAGACATTAATTAAAAACACCGAATTTATACCGTTTTCCCGGTATTCCCCTAAAATTCGGTGTTTCTAAAATTCTATTAGAATTAATCCGCATTTATAAAAATATAACGTATTTACGCCGTTTTCCAGTACTTTTGTCACAAATTTGTTACAAACAAAAATGTAAAGATTAATAAGAAAACATTATTAGGATGAAAGAAAAGCCAAAGATGATACAATATTTTTCCTCCAGAGTGAAGGCTCTGGAGGAAAACGTTTTTAATAATCTCTCTGATCTAATTATGGTATGTGTAGTATCAGACAACCTCGATCTGTACTGCATCAATGGCATAGCCGTACCAACCAGCATATCCGTTTGCTCCAGATCCGTAGTTAGTAACCCAATCCAGCCATCCTTTGCCGATACAATGTACACGATAACGGACATTTTTACCTGATATACCTACAAGCCTAAACTGTAGACCATCAATCGGGTTCTTACCATCTCCTGCGAACGTATCTCCCGCACTGTCTTTGTTATAATCTCTACGCCATCCATACCAGCCGCCGCCTTTTCGATGTGCTCTGTATTCCAGATAGCCTACCGCATCCGCATCACCCTTTGTCTTTGCTCTAAACGCTACGATCGGCTTTCCCATCCATCCGGAATAACCGTTAGAATTGATATTATTATGATTTGTTACTTCAGGCTGCCAGCCTTTTCCCTGTGCGTTCGCCTGATGAACTACATTAATTTTATCAGAAACAGGCTTGGATGTGGATGGTGTTGAAGGTTTAGGCTGCTCAGATCCACTAGAAGCCGAACCGCCTTTTAATTCAGCAGAGACCATATTTAAAAATCGCTGCCATCCCATATCAAGCGTCCTGTGAGGACAGTATTTACCACTATAGTCCTGATGTTTCGTTACCTTATCAATTCCCCATCCACGAGCTTCCAGTAGTTCCGCAATAAATTTAGCAGCGTTCTGTTCGGCTTTGATAAAACGATCACCACCAGATTTAGAATAGCAGATTTCAACGGATAATCCCTCTCGGTTTCCTTTTCCATTCCCATCTCCGGCGTGCCATGCGTTCCTGTTTTCCGGTATTCCCTGTACTATTTCTTTGTCGTCTACTGCATAATGGAAAGATACTTGATTATTATTGCCAATCATGTACTGTACTTCATTCCGCGCGCTTGCATCATTAGCCGTATTGTGTACAACAATCCTCGTTGGATTCATAGAATAAGGACACTTAATTCCGTATTTGTTTGTAGCAACTAACATTTTTACAATATTCATATTTATTCCTCCTCATCGTTTTGTCTTTGGTTTACCACCTTATCAGCTACTTCCAGACCTTTCACAAGGATTGTAGGAACATTGTATCCGGCTTCCACAAAATTTTCTAATATGGATCGGATCTCATTGATTAACAAAGAGGCCAAGACAAACCAGCCGAGAAGTGTCGTAATTCCTAGATCAATTCCAATCGTATGTCCTATTTCTATAAATACAGCAGAAGCACCAAAAGCGACCATAACCATCAACCAGTATCCAAGTTTCTTAAGAACACCTTTCCATCCTGTCATAGAATTTTCTTTCCCGGCTATCCGACTTTTCATCCATCCCGTCAGCCAGTCCGCTACGTTAAGCAGAAGAAACGCAACAAAAAGTACCCAGTGTTCCCCTAAAATATAAGACAGAACTGCAACAATCGTCCCTACCACTGCATTGTATCCATCGATAAAAGGTTCTGCATAATTCATTTTTTTCATATCCTCACTTTCCTTTCTTGTATTTTATCTGTTATTAAATAGGAGCATCCCTTATCATCACGCCACCATCCTTTCTAAATAGATCGGTACAAAATGTATTGCTTCATCTCCGACAATTTCATAAGCTCTGGAAAAGATCTCTTTCGCCCTGTCTGCGATTAAATTGCAGATAAACTCTTCCATCTCGATCCAATGTCTCTTTTTACACATACGGTGTATATCTTCTAAGTAGCCGTAGCTGTAAAGCATCACATGCCCTAGTTCATGGAGAACTACAGTAGTTAAAAACGAACCAGATAAGTCGTCTGACAAACAGATTGACATGGTATCTGGATCTGTAACAGCGCAAGTCTTTTTACCTGTCCTGTCAATCAAAATCGGATCAGACGGATGTACAAATCGAACAGTCCATAAGATCCCATTCATTCGAAACTTCATTTATTTCACCTCGCAAAAAGAGCCATAGCTGTATTGCTAAGGCTCTTATCCATTAATTCATCGACTGTACTTTCTGTGCCATCTGAACAATTTTCTGTTTCAGCGCCGGTTTTTCCGATGCATCTGCATATTTCATCACGCTTTCCACCATATCTTCCATATCGTTAAAGATTTCGGTCATGGACTCCTCCATTTTTTTCTTGGATTCCGTATCTTTGTTTTCGGTGTAATGCCTACGGTAGTTATCGTATCGATCATAAGCGTCACCATATTTCGATCGTTTTCGTTCCGGTTCATATCCATATCTTGAATGATCTCCAGACCGGTTTCCGCTCCATCCATTTCCGTCCATATTGTTTCTGTCATCCCGATTAGGATATCCCATTCTATAGCCGGTCATCATCGGAGGAAATTCGTCTTCCATCCAGTCATTTTCATACTCTTCCGGAATATGCATGTATGGCATATATCCAGCAGAACGTCCACGCCCGGAACGATGAACAAACCTTCCATTTCTGGCGCGTCCACGATATCCATATCGGTCATTTTCGGAATCGTCATAGTCTTCCACCATCCGTTTCGTCAGCTCGCCCTCCATAATTTTGTTAGGAATTTTTATCATCTCCATGTATTCTTTTTCCAGACAGGCTTTTGCTGTTTCTGCGGAAAAATACTCCATCTGCATCGCATCTTTCAAAATATCTACTGATTCACCAAAGCATTTCCGGTCAATATTGTCATATCCGTTTGCCGACATCTGTTCAATGTCCTGCTTTGCAATATCTTTAATCTTTTTGATTAATTCGTAATGTTCGCTCATATTCAGCACCTCCTAACCGCATACCCTGACTGCTGTAAGGTTTGGATTATCAACTTGTACGGCTGCAACACCTGTGTTCTGTACAGTCACCGTCTGACAGCATCCACACGGAACATCAATATAGTGCTGAGTAGCTACATTAAAGTATTCAGATACTGCCGCCGGAGTGGCTCGCATCACTGATCCAGTGATTGGCTCCCCATCTAATGCAATGGCAAGAGACACCTCGCCAACTACTCCACCTGCCGGAATTGCTACATTTCCACTGAATCCAACAAGATAGCGTCCTGGTTTAACAAGAGTAAGCTGGGCGCTTCCGGCTCTGTGGCGTTCTGCGGAACATTTACTTGAAATTTCTTCGGAATAAACAACGCCCTGTCCAGGCGCTACGGTCTGTGGCGTCGGGTTAAGTAATTCAATCATATTATTATCTCCTTTATACAAAAATAAAGGGGATAGACCTAGTATCTATCCCCAAATAGGCAATAGTAACATTGAGATCGTTTCTCAAAGTTCCCGTAGGGAAGATACTATTTAACAACCACACGTATTACATCCACAGCCGTTTACGCCAAATGTGAATCCCGTAGGATTGATGATAGACGTATACGGACTCATTACCGGATAAGACGGAACCGGTGTAGGACGCAATGCGTTGACAATGTTTGTTGTCTGCGCTGCATTACTGAGCTGGAGCTGTGCGGACTGTAATTCAGTCTGTAAAGACTGGATCTTGTCCTGAGTAAACAGATCAACGATCCTCTGTGTTCCGGCGTTCTGTGCGTCGATCACATCCCTAAATCCGCTGCAAAGAGCCTGCTGAATTGCATTTCCATTATTATTTACGGTATTTTGCAAAATGTTTGTCTGTGCGGCAAGGTTATAATTCACACCGTCGACCGCTCTCTGTGTCTGGCAGCAACAATCCTGTAATTGATAGCCAAGATTGCTAATATTGGAATTAACACTAGCAAAACCATTACAAAGCTGTGTTCCAATTCCATTGATTCCAGACTCAATACCCTGAGTAGAGAGCGCAGAATCTATATCACTACGCGTTGCGTATCCCTGGAAACCAGGAGTATTAAATCCTCCGCCGTTTCCTCCAAATCCGCCGAAACCATTTCCCCAGCCTCCAAAAATTGCGAAGATAAGGATAAGCCAAATCCATCCCCAACCCTCTCCGCCGAAGCCATCATTACAGCCACGGGAATTTCCGGCATTACCTGTAAGCACAGCTACATCCGCTGCACTCATACCTGAACTCATCATATATTTTTGTCTCCTTTTGCAATATATTTACAATTAGAGACATCCCGGGCTGTCTGCTATATTGTACGATGTTAAACACCAAATTGAGATTTAATCTTATTTACCATTTCATCCGCATCGATTCCCTGTTCTTTACAAAGATTTCGTGCAAGTTTTTCGATTCCTTCCGAATCTCCTTTTTCTGCCATTTGCATTGCGTTTCGCATAACCGGATTATTTCCAGCCTGCTCTCGCATCATATCCATGACTACTTTCTGCGGATTTCCTCCACGCATCATTTTTACAAATTGTACCGGATTCATCATTTTTGCGATCCTCCTCTTTGTGTTTTAGGAGGCTCACTTTGAATCATTTCTTTTAATCCTGCGATCTCAGTTGAAAGATCATTCTTAATCTGTAACAGCATTGCTTCCAAGTTTACAGATGACTGTTCAACTGGCTTGGGATCATCTGGCATAACTGCTTTATAAGTAATGATCCGGCTTGTACCGTCAGCTTGTAACTGTTTTGCGTAGATCTCTGTCATGTCTGACTTAGGATAAAATGTAGGGTTGCCAGACATATCCACATTTTTCGCACGTACAACGTCAACACTGTCTACAATTTCCCCATTAAGGCTTGGCTGTTGTGTAAAAGTAGGCTGGTTATATTGCGCCTGCATCTGTGCAAGCCTGTCATACTGAGGCTGTAAAGGGTTGTATTGCTGTTGTACTGGTTGCTGATAATAAGGATTAAAATACTGCATCTGCTTGCCTCCTTGTCTTTATGCTTTAAGTATAATACCAAGGATGTGATTCAAACAGTTCATATAAGTATCAAAAAAGTATCAGCATACACGAATAATCTTGTTATTTACTTTTCTGCTTAATCTTTTGATTGTGGATATACTCACATTCATTAACTCAGCACAGTATTCGAGCGGATATTGTTTAGCTCTATACTCAAACAATGTCCGCTCGTCGTCTGTAAAATTACAATATGTCCGGAAATAGTTTAATTCCAGTATGGTAAAATCATAAATCTTCATTTTTCCTCGTTACATCGTAAAATTTAAAATTATTCTTTTACACCTGTAAACTTGCTACAAATAGAGTGGTTCCTCCGTCACTTTCTTCCAGTACGCCGGATACCCCCCATCGAGATACCCTCCCCCCCCCCCCGATAGAATTTCAGATATCTTCTTTTTCTGCATAATTTTCCTCCCTTACTGTACAATTACTTCTGTCATAATGGTCTCGCTATCTGGTTGACTTGGTACAACCTTAAAATCCGCATATGATTCCTTCGAACTATTCTGTTTGTATCCCGATATTTTTTTGAATCCATACACATTTGCGGTTACGGTATTATAGTGAAAATCAATATTTAGTTCGTCGGTATCATTATTTTTTGTTATCCTTATTTTGTCTATAACAGTGGACCCAACAAAATTATGGATTCTCAAACTTGCTTCCATATATGCGGTAACAACACTGAATATTATAGAAACATTACTCCCATTGTTGAACTGTCCAGCAATACAAAACTCTCCGCAATATCCATATGCACCCTGATTTGTATTGGAAATCTTATAAGCCCTGCGCCATCCACCGCCATCAATACCTTTATATATAGAATCTATCTCATACCCCCCCAGCAAAATATCTTTTATTCCTTTAAACTTCATCTTTTCACGCTCCTTATATTGAATCAATCTGTTCCGATTGTCGGCTATATTTATACCACTTTGTTCCAACAACACCAGATGCGGAACCGCCACGTATGTACAGCCCACTTCCTGTATAACTCAAAAAAATCTGTGAGAAATCCGCACCTACAACAAATGTGATGAGGATGCCCCAACTTTTCTCTGTTCCCTTTGGATATCCGGTCAAACAGGTTTCGCCAACCTTTGTAGAAATTCCAGCTTTTAAAACATTGGCATTCTCACATTTCAGGATTCCCCAGCCGTCAATAGCACAATATACCCCCCCCCAAGGTGGAAAGACTATCTTTAAAATTTCTAAATTTCATCCTCTTCCTCCTGCGGTACAATTTCAAAATAAATACCTACAAGCTGATCTGGAGTATGCCATACTGGGATATCTGTATTCCGGTTACATTTATACAATACATCGTTGTAGGTATAGTATTTTCCTTCATAGTACTGCATATTATTGGTTGCCGGGATAGGATGCTCCTTACTTCCGTCCGGTTCTTCCGGTTCGGGATCAGGTATGATTACGCCAGATTCAGTAAACTTATCCCACATCTTGTCTATCTTTTCTTTGTATTCCTGCCATTCTTTTTCTTTATTATCTTGGGCGATCTCGGATTCTTCTTTTTCCCCATTGGCCGGAAGTTCTCTTGTCATTTCAAATAATTCCGTAAATTGGTCTGCTGTAATCTGTCCGGTTTGCAAAAATGCATTTAAAAGATTTACCGCTTCTGTAACTGTATACATCCCGTCTTGTATTGCCTGCTTCAATTTTTCGTACATTCTGTATCAACCTCCTTATTCTACGATTAGTGTCTGTAAGTTCAGCGATTCGTTGTCAACTTCGAGTTTGTTGACACGTGCATCAAGTGACTGTGATACCAGCTCTTCCAATGCAATCTCGTTCCGCTTGGCCGTGCAATACGCTGTTGTGTTTAAAGCCCCGTCCTCATTTCGTGGCAATAAAAACTGATTCTGGATTTCCGCATCCGACGGAACACCGACAATCGTCAGCTCCGTTTCCTCATCACATGCCATGATGCTGTATAGGGCTTTCATGGCTTCGGATGAAAGGGGTTCTTCGGTTGGTGTGGCTAGTTCATAGACACAAGAAACCGGATTCTCTTGTAACCACTCTTGAAATCCGGCTATAGTATTATTGTCTAAGTATCCAGATTCAAAATATATATTAATGTCGTTTCCAATCCATATCGATGGCGGTTCAACAGAGGTAGCATGTTTAAATCGATTTGATACTATATCGGCATTTACTTTCTTTTCTTTGTATTGACTAGTATAAAATTGATTTGTGTTGGATTTACCTTGCACCCAACCCTCATCTTCCGAACCATCGAAAACCTCCTGTTTCCATTTCCTTAACAGCTTATACTCCCCATTACGCCTTACGATCTTATCCCCCTCAAACAGCGGGTAATCGACAGGGATATACGTTACATTGGACTGATAAGGGACGAATTCGTTAGTGGGTTCCGACAACCCGGCATAGACATTTGTAAATATCGCATATGCGTCAGCATCCACCTGCGACGATCCGTCATTTACATACATATTTAAAGCCAAATCAGATGCTTCGTTTGTATCCAAGTCATCTGGTATTTTAACACTCATCACCTGTCCGGCCTTGCTATACGAATATGTTAAATAGGTACGCACGGATGTATTACCCTTTATCGTCATTAACAACATTCGGGGATTATAATTACCGGATCGCTGGATAGCATCAGCTTTGACGTATATTGTTTTTCCTAAAAACTTTTTAATGTCACCTAAAACGAACCAAACTCCGGGAGCTGTCCTGCCGTCTGTAGTTGGCTTTATTGTTACTTGGTTGTCAAAAATAGTTTCTCTTCCGAAGCTGTATAGTATTTCTCCGGTTAAATTAAGCAAATTCTTTCCCTTAGATTTGACACATACGGCGTATTTATCATTGATGGTTACGGTAATGTGTTTGGCTGATGCAACAAAAATACTATCTGCTTTGTAAATCGTTATATTACAATATCCCGTACCTGTCGGAGCTACAAATGAAACTTTATTTCCAACCACATTTTTACTTTGTATAAAACTATTATCTTGTTTATAAAAATGAATATAAACGCCGTTGCAATCACCGTCATATTGTAGCGTCACCATATCTCCCTGATGGCACGGTATTTTATTTGCATTACTGATATATCTTCTATCGCCATATCCGAAAGAACCGTCTGCTATTCTGTATGAGCCTTGCACAAGTTCCCCATCAAAGAATCCCATATCCCCGACACCATGAACAATCTGAGGATAGTCAGGATTCGGGGAAGGCTGTCCTCCAGTGTAGGGTTCCCAATCTGCGTCTTGAGGAACTTCGGCACTAGCCCACGCCATCGGTTTGATTGTACCGGGCTTAATCGTGTCTATAGCGTTGCCATAAAATAAGAACTGTATATAATAATCAGGATTCTGCGTATCTTCTTCTAATATAGACAGTACATCGCCAGGTTTGCTAATACTCGAAATTGTATGTTGCCTGCCTCCTCTGATTTGAACAAAAAACGATGGTCTAATCTGTTTTCTCGTAATCTGATAAGTTCCAACAGGGAATAGCTTCAAGCTATCTTCGTGTGATAAGTTATAAGACATACTAAAATTTTCCGTCAAATTCCCATCCCCGCTAACCGTAAAGCTACCGTCTCCGTTATTGACGACCGTAGCTCCTCCCTGTGTTTTTGACGCTGAAAGACATGAAGCATCAAACAACTGTAACCCTTTTGTCGTATCCTGTTTGATGTACCCCTCAATCTGTTCCGGGATGGCGTTTCCATAGGCGGTAGGACTCGCTTTCACCGTATCTACAAACGTCTGCGTAGTCGTGTGGAGATAACTGTCTTTCGTGATCTGGTCTATCACTCCACGGGCATCCTCGGCAGCGTTGGCGGCCTCCTGTGCCTTTATATCTGCGTTGCTGGCCGCGGTATTGGCGGAAGAAGTTGCATTTTGTACATCTGTAATTTTCTGTGTCGCAACAGCGATTAACTGTTTTACCACATCCGTATCTTCTTCCGGAAGTGTAATATCTGCTTCCAGACCTTCCAAAACCTGGGCTGTTGCAAGCGTAGTATTCCATTCATTTGTAATCTCTTCCCCTGATGCTTTCACCGCACACACAATAAAGCTGACGTTACCCTTATACTGCGTCACTCGTCTGGAAAGGAGCCACGAAAACGTAATGTTATCCCCAGAGATTTCTACATCATCCACAATGTATTGATCTTTCTGATCGTTTGCGTTCCGGAAATTGACACGCAAAGCCAATTTGGACAGGTCAATATTGTCTCCGACAATCTTCGGGCACTGGAAATACATCCGCTCCACTTTCTCATCAGATTCGACACCGAGAAGTTGGTATTCTGCCGGAACATCAATGACCCTTGTTTCCGGATCAATAACGCAACAGACCATCTCTTCCGCAAACGGTTCGGCTGACATTTGTTTTAATAATTCTTCTGCTGTCACTTTATCCCTCCTGTCTTACCAATACTTTATTTGTTTTGATGATCTGTCCTTTTTCCAGACCGACAACCTGCACACGGAAATAGTCTGCGTCTGTCACATCGTCCGGAACTATGCACCGATTCCGGATGATCGGGACTGCATATTCTTTTCCCTCTGTAAAAAAGGAAGCGGCTGCCTTTCTCCGGCTCCATTCAGATCCGAAAGAAAATTCTGCTTTCAGGTATCCTTTTGAACCTTTTACAATACCGGAGAAATCTCCAGATTTTTTTATATTTTGTTCATTCACTGAGAAATGCAATACTCTCATATATCCTCCTAATCAGAAACAGCTATTATTTGAATTCCAAAAGCGGTCGTACTAGGTCGGTACTTGTGCAATGTAAACTGCGTAGTAGTAGCTCCGTCAGCCCATACCAATGTCCCATTTTGCCCTGTCTGTGCTTGCACAATTACAATCGGTGCTTTTTCAAAAGCTTTTGGAAACTTCACAACCTGCGTCTCCCAGGTATTCGCTTTTGATATGCTGACAGATGCCGAAAATGCCTGTATTCTTCCATTTAAACGGTCGATTGTTCCTTGTGTATCATCTGGAAGATTATTAAATACTCTTGTCATATTCCTCCCGTAGTTGTAAAGTGGGACTTCAAGTGCAAAACCGTCCGGAAAAAGATACATCATATCCGTATAATCTGATGATCCCGGAATTTTGCCTACCCACTCGACTCCGTACTCCACTTCATGCCGCATACACTTATGTACTCCGTCATTTTGGAACTTGCTGCCACGGATTCTTCCGCAGAATTCACCGTTTGTCGTGTAGTCGTAAAATTCGACCGCATTATCATTTATCACAAGTGCTTTCTTACCGCCGGAAGTATTTGTGATTTTTCCAGTAGTCACTTCGCCAAGCACTCCACTGATCGCCGATAGCTTATTCACTTTAATATTTTTTAACGCTTTCGTAACTGTAAATACCTTGGTTAATGTAGTTCCGGAATACACGGCTTTAATTGTCAGTTTCCCGACATCCGCTGTCATCCCCGTTACCTTGTACGTCCGGGATGATGCCGTCCATGTTCCTGTCATACCGCTCCAGGAGACTGTCCACGTTGCACTGGCGCTGACATCCGACGCTCCTTTATAGACATACGCTGTTCCGGTGGCCAGGGAGTAATCAAGAGGGTTCCCTTCGATATCGCACGGCAACGCAACCGCTTCATTTGAAAGGATCATGCTGATCCCGTCCGTTCCGTCTACACCATCTTCTCCATCATGCCCATCCTTTCCCGGTTTCCCCTGATCTCCATAAACTCCTATAATATGCGGGGCTGTTTCAGACTGATTACCATTTGTATAAGTAACGACTTCATAATTCCACAAATACTTCTTAGCCGCGCTTATGGTCTGAACTGTTGTAGTCCATCCGGAAGTATCTGTTGTAACATCACTCCCTGATGCTGTGGCAAGATAATAGTTCGTAATACTTTGAATCCCATTTCCAGTTGCGCCTTTGTCTCCGTAAACGCCGATAATGCACGGAGACGTTGTGGTACTTGTGTCATCCGTATAGCGGGTAACTTCATAATTCCAGAGATATTTTTTACTTGTTGTAATCGTCTGGATCTTTGTCGTCCAGCCGGATGTAGAGGTCGTTACACCAGAAGAGCTTGCGGACGCCAGATAATACTCTGTGATTGATTTTATCCCTTTCCCATCAGTCCCGTTTCCACCCATTTTACTCACGGAATATAAGGTAGATGAAGTATCATCCGTATATTCAATTACTGTTCTCGTCCAAAGATACTTCCCCGCACTTACCGAAGGAATCGAAGAACTCCAAACTCCGGTAGGAATTGTGGTTCCACTGGAAGACGATTGATAGGTTACAGAGGTTGATCTCACACCTCTTCCGTCTTGTCCGGCCGGACCTGGTTTCCCATCCTCTCCGTCTTTTCCGTCATCGCCGTTTCTTGATACAGAATACTCCGTTGTCTGGCTGCCATTTGTGTAAGTTGTTGTTTTTCTCGTCCACAAATACTGTCCAGGGCTGGTCTGAGGCGGATTTGGCACCCACTGCCCTTCTGGCGGCTCCACACCGGAGCTGCCAATCTGGTATGTAATCTCGGTAGATTTTACACTGACAATCTGATCTTTTAACTGCTCCATGATCTGCGTCACCTGGGATGTCGGATTCGATGTCAGGATCTTATAATTGGCAAGCACCCCGCTGTCCTGTCCGGAGACCGTATAATGATTACGCACTGACTGGATCCGGGCTGAAAGATAGACTTTTTCCTGGAACCGGTTATCCGCAATCTGCACGGTATCTCCGATATCCGCCCTTAGATCATACAGACTTGCTTCATACGTCACTTTCACATCATTCCGGCTCTTCAACTCTGTCAGTCCCCGGTTTAAAAGCTCGTTGGCATCATCTGTGTCGTACTCAAATGTCCCAACGATATAGCCGTCAAACTCGCCTTGACCTTCATAGTCATATGCGCGGAACCGGGACCACTTATTCCTTGCCTCCCGGTCGTAAATCCGATGCTCGCCTTTCGGACTGAAATACCGCCCATCATCGTAGTTAATATCAGCAATCGTAAGCTTATTCCCATTCTCGTCCTCTTTCCCGTAACACCGGATACAGGTAATCAGATCCTCGATGCTCCCGGACCGGGACAGGGAGATCAGGTTGATGTTATCGATGAAACGCTGCTGGGTCTTATCTTCCCCCAGTGTCTTGTAAATGTTGATGACTTGCTTTGTCACCTTTGCGCCTTTCATTTCAATGGCAAACTCGCACTCTGCGTCAAACTGATTACACACATCCCCGATCCGGGTAAGCTGGCTGTCTGTAGTCCCCTCGAATTTGGTCGCCCTTTTGTAGCTTGACACTTCATTGATTCCGATTTCCCAGCCGGAATCGTGCAACACTACGCTCAGTGTATCTTCAATGGATCTTGCTGTATAATCCCACGGAACGGCATACTCATTGATCAGATCCAATCCAATATCCTCACAATGAACGGTCCATTCTTCATCTCCTTCGATGGACATGATTGTATACAGCCGATCCTTGCCATACTTATCCCGGAACGCAATATAATTTCCCTCTGTGATATATACGGAATCCGGATGCCGGGGATCCGTCGTAAAATCATAGGTCCCCACCGCACTGTTATTTGTGATAGAGATCTCCTGTCCCAGACTATCCCCGCTGTCATCAATGGGAAGTGTCTGCGGAAAATCTGTGGACGGGGTACACAGCACATGCATATCCCGCCCGATAATAAACCATTGCATTAAATCCACCTCTCTTGGTATGTGACTTCCACATCCGGTACGGACGCAAAACTGGATGTAATGATTCCCAATGTATGCTGGCCCGGAGGGAGAAGAAGCGGCTGACTGCCAATATCCGCCACATCCGTATCATAAGCATCATTAATATAAACACTTCCGGATGCCCCGTCTATTTCTACAATATCTCCATTGGAAAAATAGTTCGGGATATCCTCATACCGCTCGACATTATGCTTTATCACATGGAGCGCGCGCAACACATTGTTTTCGGTATGAAAGTTATCTTTATAAGCTGCCCCATACCATGTAATTTTTCTCAGCTCCGCCTCCGGGTTATCTACATAAAACGTTTTGCAGATACCGAAATTATTGAACCGGATCGTAACCTGGTTTCCTATTTTTTCCGCTGTAACAGCAGGACCATAATCTCCTCTTGCTGTAACTCCTTTTTTTGCCATTGGGAATGTACTGTCCGTATGCCATACATTTTTATTACCGATAAATACCGCCATGTAATAATACTCGTTTACCGGAGAAGTATCTTCAAAAATAATAGAACAGATAATGTCGTCATGTTCATCGATCATTGTCACGGAAGTATGCCCGACTTGTACACCTTTGAAAACAGCCCCATCCGTATTAAAGTCAAAACGGTACGCAACTTTCCAGTTGACCGGATATTTGTTATTTACATCTTTCGGAACTATTTTAGTAAGGGATGCCCCATGCCAAGAATTACCACTTCCATAGTCCTTTGTCGTCGCATAGCCTTCATTGGTACTCTCTTTTACATATTTAACAACACCATTCTGCAACCGCTCAGATGTAACCGGTGGGGTGATCCCCTGGTTTACTAACCACCCTTTATCTTCATACAAGTGGTCATCAAACAGCTTCACCGACTCCTCATAATGCTTTCCGTCTACCTCTTCCGGTTTCCCGATCTGGTAGAACCGGTCTCCCAGGGTAAACGCGATGTAGCCGTTATCTGACTTCATGGTGGCTTTGATGTTGATAGGAACCGACTTCGAACCATTATTTTGCAGTGTAATTTGCGTGGATCCGCTGTTTTCCGATTTCTTTTCTGCTACGCTATATTTATAAGGATCCGCACAATATATTGTATAACTTCCTGTCGTGCTAAGACGCCCCGGTTCCGGAGCGTCAAAGCTTGTCTTTGTACCAATAAAATATTTATCATCCTCATCAGCGAAAATAATCTTCATTTCCTCTTGGTCAAGGATCCTGCACAGCTCATTGAATTTATTACGGAAATCCTCCGGTGAACTGCTGAGAATCTGATAATGAACCGTGATCTCTCTGGGAGTATCTCGCTTATATTGGTATCTGGTTCCATTTTGGCTTCCAATCTGAATCTCCGTCACTTCGGATTCCAGCATCTCCCTGCCTTCTGTATATAAAGTACGGTAGCCCGGAAGATGTTCTTCAATATACTCTCCATTCACGTTAATTGCCTCGGAGGGAATGTCGTTTCCTGTTTGTGATTCTGTGATGTCTATAAAATCGTACATATGCCCTCCTTATCTGATTCCGTGTTTCCGGTTATTCTGCTTTTCCAGTTTTTCTAGCTCTTTTTGCGTATATACAGCGGTAGACTTTGCAACCTGTTTTCCGTCAAGTTCGGATATAACATAGATGGTATATGTATGATTTGGTTCTCCATACTCGTAGTCATCATTCAAAGTCAGGCCGTTAGTGCCTGCCAGAGATAAAGCTGGAGTGCCCATCTTCGGCATATACAAAAGCTCCGTAATAGCATTTCTTGTATCTTTGACTTTACTTAAGATTCCTAGCACCCATCCTTCTCCCCAGTAAGCACCATCTTTTTTTGATACTTTAGAAGGACTGTGAATTCTGGCTTTTGCCCGGATTGCCGCATCCGCTGCCGCTGCCAACTGCGCCGCTACACTACGCACTGTTCCAAGCATCGAACGCATACCGTTTGCAAGTCCCTGGCCGATATAGCGACCACTGGAATACGCACCACTATATCCAGACCTCATGGAAGAAACGATGGATGTGACACTCGATTTTGACACAGACAATGCCTGATTAAATCCAACCCTCAACGAACTGGCAAATTGAGACATAGATGTCTTTGCAACAGTAGGAAGTTTATTCATTCCTTTTGTAACACTGTTTTGAATATCAGACATAGAATTATTAACATTATTTGCCATATCAGAAATATCATCCGAGGCCGAAGCATTGGCATCTCCGGCTGAACTAATAATATTTTTTGCCAAACCACTCATATCGGCGCTTCCCAAGCTGTTCATCCCGGACAAGCTATTTGTCACGCCATTCATCATTCTGGATGCCTCAGAAACAGCCGTTCCATTCATACTTGCAAATGAACTTTCCACATTACCCGTAAGATTTCCTATTGTGGTGGCTGTATTCGAATTAAGCGTCGAAATACTACTGGACACATCTGTCCCCATTGTACTCACACTGGTTTTGACATTCTCCGTCATAACCGCCAGATCTGAGGCCGTTTTATCAGAGCTTTCCTTGTTCTTCCCTGTAATAAATCCCCACAGGTCTGAAAAGATACCTTTTATCCCTTCCACTGCTCCTGTAATAATATTAGGTATCGCCTCAATGATCCCAGAACCCAATGATTTTATAAGTTCCCAACCTGCGCTCACGATAGAAGGCAACATCTGGATCAGACCTCCAATGAGCGATCCTACTATCTGGATCCCGGAAGAGATGATCGATGGAAGGTTCTGAACGATCCCCTGTACGAATGTAGTAATGGCCTGTATAGCCGCTGTCAAAATACTTGGAAGGTTCTGGACAACACCTTGTATTAGCATCTGGATCAGTTGGACACCCGTCTGCAAAATTCTCGGGAGCTGTCCTGCGATTCCTGTAATCAATGTTGTAATCGCATTAAGTCCCACCACAAGGAGCCGTGGCATTGCCTGAACCGCCCCCTGCGCAAGATTTGTAAGTATCTGAAGACCTGCGGTGATAATGCTCGGAAGATTACTCATTACACTTCCTACAAAGCTCTGTACAATTCCAGAAGCAGAGCGGACAATCAAATCGATATTATTCAATACGCCTTCGCTCAGACTCTGTAGGAACTTCATCCCGGTAAGTAAAAGCTGCGGCAGAGCGCTTACAATACCTCTCGCAAACGTTGATACAAGATTTATTGCTGATGGAAGAAGCGTACCGATATTCGCACCGACTCCCTGGACTAACGAATTGATGATCTGAACCCCTCCGTTAATCACCGATGGGAGATTCGCCGTAACCGCATCCATAAGTCCAGAAATCATCTGTGCACCGGACTGCATCAGTGCCGGAAGTTTGCTTGTTATAGAGTTCACAAGTTCTCCTATGATTTGTGGCCCTTTTGTTGTAACGGTCTGGATCAGAGAGTCTATCTCTCCTCCAAATCGGCTATTCAGTACTCCCATACCAGCGAGAACAACTCCAACTATTGCCGCCGGTCCTAATGCGGACATAGCAACTCCCATTATAGATGTGAGAGAAGATACCATGCCGTTCATAGCTTTTATTCCTATTCCGGCAGATTTCTGTATTCCGGAACCTATACCGGAAAAAATTCCTTCAAAAGGTTTTGCGATCGTAGATACTCTTTCTGTAAAATTCCCGATAGTATTTGATGCGGATTTGATGTGTTTTTTTAAACTGCTACTCATTTTTGAGCTTGATTTAGAAACTTTTTCTCCGACAGCGGCAAATTTCTCCCACACAGCAATACCTTTGTCACTAAACTTAGTTGAAATTGCTTCAAAAGCCGAAGCTACATCTCCTCCGTATGAATCAATGGATTTTCCTAAACCTTTAAAAGTTCTGTTTAGTCTGTTCACTCCTTTGGTCGCTTTTTGGGTAAGCGAATCTACACTGATATTTTTCAGCTTACTCCCGATTCCGGAGATAGAACTTGCCGTCTGACTCGAAAGACTTTGAATCTTTCCCCATGCATTCGATAATGTCAGTCCGTACTCCTTTGCCCCCGATATCGCTGCCCCAAAGACATCATTTCCTTCACAAGCAACAGCGGCGCCACCAAGTACTACTCCAAGATCTATTGCTGCTGATTTCAAGTTATCAACACTCAGAGCTGCATTGATCGCATTGCCATCCAGTTCTCCAACTTTATCAACCAGCCCACTTATTGCTTTAATTCCAACGGCAGATAGCGTATCAAATGCAGGCTGAAGTTTATTCGCCGCAGTTTCCGAAAGCCCATCCATTGCCTGACCCACTGTTTTATACTCGGTAGCAAGCTTGGTAAATGCGTCATTCGTTCCGACTTTTGCAATCGCATCAAAAAAATCCTCTGTTGCAATCTGTCCGTCTTGCACATTTTTTATCATTTCCTGCGTGGACATTCCAAGTTCTTTTGCAACAGCCGCAATTCCTGCTGGTGTCTGTTCAACCATTAACTTGAAATCTTCCCAAGCTACAGTAGGTTTTGCCGCCATTTGTGTCGCCTGCTGGGAAAGCGTCTTCATAGCTTGAGTTGGGTTTTCTGCCGCTGCTGCCAGTCCTCCAAATCCTTTTACCAACTTTGTTGTATTCTTGGTTCCAACAGCTTCAAGCTGGGCAAATGTCGATGCCATATCCGATGAACTATAGATTGTAGCTTCCGCAAAGTCCTGAAGTTCCCCTTTTATGGATTTAATTTCGGCCGCTGTGTGTCCGTTCATTTCCATGTTGCCTTGAAAAGTTTTCCAAGCAGCACTGGCACTATTCATCTCTCCTACTAGACTTGTAACTCCACCAGTAATCGTTTCAAACGCTTTCTCTCCAGCGGCCATCATCACGCCAAATCCAATTCCGCTAGAAACCGTAGATTTTAAACTACCAATGCTTTCTCTGGCAGATCGCATTGTGGCAGAAAATCCTTTGTCAACTGCGCTCAATATTGCTTTTACAGAAAATGTCTCTGCCATTTAGCGACCTCCTTTTCTTTTCAAAAAATCCCTTATACGATCAGCACCTTTTTCTCGTTCTTCCACACGTTGGATTTCTTTTTCATAATTGAAAAATTTAGAAAACCGCTTATAGACCGGTTTTGTCTTTCCTTTACCAGCAGATCTTTGGGCCTGAACCGCAAAATTTAAAAATGCAAGTAAATGTAAATAATAATTGCGATCAACTGTTTTATATTCATAAGCTTTCACCAACATTTTGTATTCTGGAATCGTTAGCTTATCAACTTCGATTAGATTTTTAAAATCGAAATATCTAAAACAGTCAATCGCAATTTGTTCATAATCAATGCTGCGAATGATTACTTCATCATATCTTCTACCGCTTTCAGCGTCTTCTCGGTAATGCACTTCGTAGCATTGGAACTCTTTAAAAAACCCATCACCTCTTCAAACAGATCATCAATATCTGTGTCCGGATCATCAATGAATTCTTCAATTAAAGCTTCTGTAAGACGTGGATTCTGCCCTTTATTTCCATAATAAAGAATCGTACAAATTGATTTCGGGTTTCCATCAATCAATCCACCGATAGCATACCGAAGTCCTGCATCTTCCACCTTCCCGTTTTCAGATTTAATCTGCACTGTTTTGTCGATATCTTTCAAGAATCCCATCCCAAAATTAAACTGATATACTTGTCCTTTAATCGTTAATTCTTTCATTGTATTATCCCTCCTGTACTGAATCTTTGAATAAATAGTTTGCTTCTTCCTGTTCCTCTGCGCTTACGGTAACTTCTCCACGTTTCCCAGATCCATTAATTCCAAATGTAAGAGAAATCTCCACATGCTCTTCTGCCGATGCCGTTTGTTCAAATTCAGTTATGTAACCTTGGAAATACATTCCTTTAAATTTATTTGATGAATATGTGGATCCCGGTTCATCAAGATTTGCTTCCCAAATCTCTATTAACTGGTCATTATCCATTGCATCTTCCAATTTTTTTACAATCTCGTCTCCTTTGGACAGAATCAGCGTAGTAGAAATTTCTACTTCTGCCGTACCAGGTGTCCGAATTGAACCGTCTTTTGTCGCCGTAGAATCCGCATCTTTACTTTTTGTTCGGCTATCTTCTGTTACAAATGGAATTCTTTTGCCTGCTGTAGTAGATGCCTCGGATGCGATTCTAAAAAGATATACAATTCTTTTTCCTTGAACCGCTTCGGCAAACGCCTGTAAACTATAAAGAAATTTTTTCTTCATTTTCATTCCTCCATTTAATCAAAATAAAACTCCACGTTTAAAATCCCGTGGAGTAATGGTTGTGTTGTAGTTGTATCTGATAATATGCGTTGCTCTATATTTCGTACATCCCAATTAAAATTGGAAGTTCTTCTTATTGCTCTGCATATTCCTTTGATTTTGAGCAAAATTTGTGAAACATCGCCCCTTTTTTTCGGATTGTTGTTCCAAACATCAATCGTTTGGTATACGCTACCAAAAACGGCAGTTTTATTCCTGTCGTCAATTTGCTGATTATCTGCTAAATAAACAAATGGATATGGCGTATTATCAGGAGGGAGAAATCCATCATATACGTCATATCCCGTATTTTTTAATTCTGTCAACAATGTACTAAATAATTCCTGCTGTGGATCCATAATATTACCTCGTCAACTTATCCATATCTTTTCTAAATTGCACTTTCTGCTCATCGAAAGCAGGCTTTAGGTATGGCTGTGCTTGCATCTTTCTTGTTCCAAGTTCTACATAACCACCATAAAGTGTATGAGGCTCAACCTCTGCCGTCATTCCTTTGTCTGTTATCGCAAGCTCTATGCTTCTTTTTAATGTTCCAGTCGGAGGTACAAACCGTTTCCCTTCATAATGTCCTTTAAAATTTTCAGCATTTCCCTTAGCCTTTTGCTTCATTTCGGCTCCATTGCTCTTTACAACTCGCTTCACATCATCGAGTCGCACATTCTTTTTTAGTTTTTTCTGAATCCTTTCTATGCCAACAATCTTAACGTTACTCATTACTGCACCTCCGATACTACAAACGTATGCTTTACTCGGAGCTTTCGGCTACTGTCTACCGTATAGATTCGTTCCCCTATCCGTATACGGTCGAATACGTCTGTATAGTGGTTCTGAAGCTGGATACAAAGGCTGCCCTGTCTGATTTCTCCGTAGATCAGACGCATAGTTTTTATGCTTGTATCCATAACCGAAGCATAACGCAAGGTTTCATCGACAGAATCTTCTCCATAATTTCCAGTATTCGGATCATATTCACCCGAAATAGTCTTTTGGAAATATACTGGTGTATCATACCTCATAAGAATCTCACCTTTCCCTTTGTCGCTTCTTTTTGAGCGTTCAGGTAGGATTGGATATCGTCCAGATACGGCTCAAAATCGTTGCTTGCGAAAGAAAGACTCTCTCCCTCAACTGAATGGGAAGAAAGCCCTTCTGATCCAATCCGGTTAAACCGCATGATGGAAACGTCCGTAACAATGTATTTCAGATCATCCGGCACATCCGGTCCACCTAAAAGTACTTTTAAACGCTTTGTAGTCGCCGCGATAATAATATTCAGCCTCGTATCCATCGTTTTATCATCCTCTGCGATTCCAAGAAGTTCTTTTACGTCCTCCAACATGCGTCCACCTCCTTAAGCCCATGTGACGTTTTTGAAATTAAAAGTGACAACAGGCGAATCATCTACTTCTACGGTAAAGGCATCTCCTCTGGAAACTCGCAGAATAATTTCCGGGTCAAACGCCATATCTTCTTTCCCTTCTCCTGCCACTCCATTCTTTTTCAGTGTCATTGTCGTTCCGGTCTTAGTAAGCTTAAACGGGAAATAATACCCGCTCTGCTCTTCTTTTTTACTGGAAAACTGTGTATATCCCGTTACTTTCTTAATGGTTCCTACTACGGATCCATCCGCAAGGACTTTTAAATCGTTTCCAACTAATGAAGATACTCGCTTACCTAGTAAGCTCTGACCGCCGGAATAAAGTGTCATAATGTCAGAGCTAATTATTCCCCCGCAATGGTTCCTTTGAATACACCGTCTGCAAATTCCGGGAAGAATTTGACACAAGACATAATCAAAGTATCTACCGTTGCCGTAGAAGTAGCTGTGGAATGTGTCATACCGATCAATCCTGTCTCATCTGCGGTAAGGTTAAACGTACGGGCTACATCACCGGACATCGGGACATAGGCGCCTCTGATGTTTTCTTTCGCTGTTGCGATCGGCTGCTTTGCTGTTACCTGTGGGGAAACAATCGCTGTACCAAGTCCAAGGAAGTTTTCAATATAAGTAAATCCAAAGGCAGTCTGCATTGTGATCTGTGCTGTACCAAGATAATCCGCTACGTCCTGCTGGTTAATGAAGAAGATCGGGGTTACATCCTCATCTTCATAATATTCCTGAAGTTTCGCCCAAAGGTTTGCAAGGACGATCTGTAAACTTGCCCCGCTTGCTGATCCAGTACCGGCTTTCAGCATGGTGTAAAGGGATGTTTTAACCGCTTTCTGCACCTTTTTAATGAGCTGATCGTCACTCTCATTAACTGCGATCGTACGTCCAACCTTCTGGATCGCTTCTGCGGTGGTAACTCTCCTGTATTTGTCCAGATCAAGAGTGATTGTCTGGTTTAATGCCCGTTTTACCTTGGTTGGTTTGATCTCGTCACCTTCTTCTACCTGTTCCGCAAGGTTTTCTACCGTCCATTTGTAAAACTTGATATCTGTTCCGGCAGACATCGGAATCAGGTTTGTAACACCGAGAAGATCCCTCAATTCTCTGATGTTCTGAGAAATTCGACTAGTAAAATCGATAGAAATGGCAGGCTCAAGGTCTGTAGATAAGCTTGCCCCTGTCTCTGCTGCAAATAACTGCAAATCATAAAGTTTCTTTTTCATGTAATCTTTTCATCCTTTCTTTATTTCTGGAACAAGTCCATGTGTTCGTTGATTAATTTCTGGCGTTCCAGTGGATCTTTCACTTTCATAATCTGTTCTTTCGTGATCGATGCCGGTTCCGATGTTTTCTTCGGTGGATTTCCTTTCAGTGCATCTTTCACAGCCTTTTCTACCGCAGACTGGAATGCTGTAATGAAGGAATCAACAGAGCTTTTTGTCTTTTCTGCATCGTCTGAAATCAGCATTTCAATAAGGTCATCGCTCACAGAGATATTCTTTTCTCCGAGCATCCCACGGGCTACTGTTGCCATCTTTCCGAGCGCGTCTTTCCGGAGCAGCTCCTGAACCTGTTTTTTAAGCTGTTCATTTTCATATTTTTCTTTCTGCTCTGCGTTCATCCCGGCAAGCTTTTCGGCTTCATCTTTTGCCTTAGACTGTTTCTTTTCCCATTCAGAAAACTTTTGTGCAAATTTCTGATTGATGATCCTGTCTACATCCTCATCCGTGTACTTCTTTTCCGGTTCGTTTTTTGGTTCTGTCGCTTTTGGATCTGCTTCTGCCGGATTCTGACCGCCTGCTGGGTCATTCCCTGCCGGATCTGTCCCTGCTGGATCCTCTGCAAACATCTGTAACGCCATAAATAATCTTTTTTTCATTGTTTCTACCTCCGTAATTTAAAGATTTCACGCCTATCTTCCGTAGCTTTTACCGGGGATCCACGCCTGCCCGTATTCCGTAGCTTTTCAAGTGTTCCACGCCTGCACAACCGTAGCTTTGAATGGTTCCACGCCTGCCATGTGTTACATAATCCGAACATGATCCGGAAATTCATTGGCGATATTACAAACGCCAAGAAAAAAGGAATCGACCAGAAGCTTTGATTCTTCTGATAGATTCCCAAAATGTATATCAGCCCATCCGGGCATGATTTCGTATTGAATTTTATCGCATGTCAATCCTGAAATTGAGTCTATTAATGTTGTTACTAAAGCAGTAACTCCGGCGCACACAATGTCTTTTCCTGACGCTTCGTATTGTGAATGACCAGAAACAACAATCCTGTCCCTTCGTACTTCTACCACAATCAATCACACCACTCCTCTTTCTTAAAAATGGGTATAAAAATACCACCGGCCATTTCTGACTAGTGGTATCTATAACTTTTTCTCAATTTGATCCGGCCATACCGTATCTGTTACAATCTTTCCTTCCTTTTTATTAATGTCCATCTCATACGCTGCTCCATCATCGAAAATTTCAACGATGAATGCCGTTTCTCCCGTCTTTAGAAGAACCTTATCAAACATTTGTAGTTCCATAGCATCACTCCCTATCTACATAAACAGATGTCAACCGTATTTCTCCCGTATTCTTATCATCAATCCATGCTGTTAATACCTTTGCCGTCTTACCGTTAGGTCCTACTATATCCATGATAACCTCATAGCGCTTTCCCCATCCATTATCCGGCTTTTCCTTTGCATTGTATTCTGATATCTTATCGTATATTTGACTGATCAATTCGTCAGCATTATCTACCGTATATCCAAGAGCTTTTTCAAACGCTTTTGCTTTATCTGGATCTTTATCAGGATTCAGAGCATATTGCGTAAATTTCGCTTTTGGAATAACGGCATCTTTATATCTTGGTAATTTCATTATACCAGAACTACCCGGCTTTTCAACGGATTTTTTCTTCTTTTTCAGCTTATTCCACTCTTCCGTGGTGCCGCCTTTGTCCAGAAAATCCAACCAGTTTTCAAATTCTTTTCTGTCTATATACGGGGTAACATCGCACCTGCAATTTGGATGCATCGGAGCCGCATTTGTCCCTGGTAGCATATCCTTTACCCTAAAATGCTTTCCATCAAGCGCTCTACAAATCGGGCACGCTGTTCCCTCTGCCATGAACTCGTATTCTTCAAACCCATTTTCCTCCATTGACCGCTTAGATGCTTCGGATTGTACTCTTGCCATTTCTGTTCGCATCAATCGCTCAGCGTTATACTGACTTACTCCAAACCGCTCTTTCAAGTGTCGAGCCAATACACGAGGATTCTGCCCCTGTATAAGACCGGTCTGTAGCAATTTATCCAGCTCTGATTTTAGCATCCCTTGATACATCCAGATCCGGTCGGAGAACGTAGCATTTTTAAACGATGCATTGACAATCACTTCCGCCGCTTTTCGGGGATCTGATACACTTTTACCGAGAATCCCAGCTTTCCGTTCGAATTCATCCAACGTCCGTTTAGTGAGTATCTCATCATAATATTTCTGCAATTCATCAAATCCAGACACCATTTCAAGACCGATTCTAGCTTTCAGCATTTCCAGTCTGTTTATCTTCATAGTCAAGTTATAGAGTCTCATTTCCGTATTTGCCTGCTCTGAGAAATTCTTCTCTTTTACATACTTCTTCGCCTTACGCTCATACTCTTCCATGTCAATCTTTGCAACATGCTTTTTTGCTTCTGCCATTGTGATGCCTTCCTTTGTGGCGTAACGGCTGTAAAATCCATTGATCTCTTTGTTGATCTCATCAATCATGTTCTGATAGATTTTCTCAACTTCTTTATCGTACTGTTTTTCCTCACGCTTATTCTTGTTCCGGTTCCTCGTTTCCCGTATCGCCCAATACGTTCTGCTGTCCACCGCTTACACCCCCAAACGTCATTTGCATGACTCTATCTCTTGCATCATCCTTCTGTGCGTTCTCCTCTTCTTCTATGCGGTCAAGTTCATCCTGTACATTTTCCACCACAGAAAGAACGGAAAGCTGTGTTTCCTTTGATACGATCCCTTCTAACTTGGATGCAATGTCTGTCTCTTCTGCTAAGTTAGCCGGGAAATTCAGAGTAAACTTGTAGTCGTTATTAATCCAAGCATCTCTGGAAATTCCTTTTACAGTGGATGCCGGATTGCTAAAGATCAGTCTATACCGTCTCTGCATTCCGCTTCTGAATTTTCTTTCCTTTGTCTTTGCAAGGTTGCTCATGGCCTGCATCTTATACTTCATTGCGATTCCAGAGGATGTACCAAAATTCTCATCACTGATATTTGCCACCATGCTGATCTGATAAATAAGCCGTTCCAGACGATCTAAAAGATGTTCTTGAGTCTCGTCCCCATTTGGCTTCTGGAGAAAATCAACCTCTACCCCGTTTACATCTCCGTCGAAGTTAATAACCCTATCATCTCGTATATGCTGCACATCTTCTTTTTCAAGCCGTTGTCCAAGTACTTTTAAATACGCATCAGCAAAATAATCTACATCATTCGCCTTTTCTGACAATGCTTTGTTATAAGCATCTATCATAGGCATTGCGCCTTCAAATATTCCGACTCGCTCATCGTTTTCGATAAACTCTGTTGCCGGTACTCCTTCAAATCGATGCTCCTTGGCTTCTCCATCCCAACGATACGATCCATCCTGTACAAAGTGCTGCACGATGCTACCATCCGACCAGCTTCCACGCTCTACGTTATCAGCGTCAAGATAATACCGGACAAAATAAAGCGGTCTCTCTAATATACTGTCATCGTATATGAAAAAGGCTTCAAGCGGTGTAAGATACGTGATGCCGATGTTTCCTTCGGTGTCGTTGTAATACATCTCATACCCTTTTCCGTAGATACTGCATATCTTTGAAAGCTCTGCATTGTTATCATCCTGATCGTTATATTGATCCAGGAAGTCAATGTAGTTCGATACCACTTCGTCCGTGTTTGTTGTCTTAATCGGAATCCCAATAAAGAACCCATTCATGGTGTCCGTGATGTATTTTGCAAAATTGACGGATATCCTGTTGTCCGGCTTATATGCAGCTTTTTTAAGAAGATGAAAGATTTCGTAATCATTCACATATGCGTCATGTAATTTCTGGTATCTTTTTATCACTTCCTGCTTATGCTTTCCGATATATTCTGACAATATTTCCGGTGTCATTCCTGTCCCTGCTGCTACCCGAAACATGTTATATCCCTCCTATTACTCTGTTATAATGTGTCCCAGAGAAGTCTCTTTCTATGCTGTACTCAAACGCATCAAGCGTATCGATGTCAGTACTTCCGTCATCAAGCCTTTCTTCTTCCATTGACTTGCTATTATATACCGCTTCTTGCAATGCTTTTGACAGCGTTTCACAATCCTCTGTAATTGAAAAAAGTCCGGCTCCCATGAGCTGGACTGTGTATTCTATACGGTCATTAATTTTCTTTTTTACTGCTGGCCTTACATGCAAGTACGGGAATTTCTTTTCACATGCGTTTTTTATGCTCTGGCCGAGGACTGTCTCTGCGTTGTCGTAGTATGCATTAGACGGCTTCCCGTATTTCTTTATAACATCTTCTACAAATTCCAAAAAAAGTTCGGACAGAAGGTTTGCATCAATCCCTTGCCTAAAGTCTTTTTTCATATGCTTTCTGCTCATTACCGGCTGTTTTCTCCCGTCAGAGTACTTTGCAGTAGCCACAAACGCATGACCGGATCCGTTCCCTCCGAAGTCAATCCCGATATCTATACGAGAGATATGCTCTTTATCTGCACTCTTCACAAATCCATCTGGATTATCTGCAAATTTAATGTAGATCGAGCCCTCTGCTCGTTTCCATTTCCCTAAAATGTATCTGTCGTAGTAGACAGTGCCTTCGTATTCTTTGCACAGATTCCTTACATATTCCGGATCAAGAAATGGATTGTCGAATATTCGATACTTTTGCAAATAAAGGTCTATTCCATCATCGTCTATAAACTCTTTCAACCAATGTGTTGGATTCTCTGGATTACATGCCCCATCAAAACAACTATATTGCTTATCAAGACGGGATTTCAGCATCTCAAATACTTCTTTATTCCATTTTGCGATCTCGTCTCCGTATGCATATTTGATAGACGATCCCTGTATTTTTGCAACCTGGCTTACTTTATCAGCTCCCAAGCAATAAACATCTTCTCCGCATACTCTTGCAACGTTTCTATTGTTTATTGTTCCGATTAGAGCCGATGTGTATATCTCTCGCATCGGTTGCAGTACGTTTCTTTCGATTGTTTCTCTTGATACACCAAGTATTACATTCAGACCGGGTTTTCCAGATCGTTCTCTAATTCGATACGGAACCGTATACGCTGTGTCTACAAAAGATTTTCCTGATCGTACTGCTCCTGTCTTTATATTCCATCTGTGCGTAGAATTTCTAATATATTCATTCTGCTTATCACTTAGGATTATCGGCATTATGCTTCAACCCCTTTATGATTTCATCGAGTTTATCGATGGCAGAATGATCTTCGTATTCCGGCTTGTCTCTCCACTTTTCCGGTTTCCTGTTTTTGAGCCAGAATATTTGTGCAGTAACATCAGGTACAACTTCTTTCTTCGTCACTGTTTTTTCTGTCATTTTCCCATATTCATACTTTTCCTTAACTTCCTTGTACTCATATCCTAACGCTCGTCTCAGAAGCGCATTCTCCACCTGAAGGTCAATGACATCTTTTCCCCTTTTTAAGGTGTCCGAAATGTCCGAATATCTATTTTTCCACATATTCAATGTGCTTCTTGATATTCCGATATTCTCGGCAATCTGCTCATCGGTCAAACCATCTCTAGCCCATCCTTCGATTTTCAGTAAGCCTTCCGGCGTTATCCAGTATTCGTATTTTCCTTTTGCCATCCGGCTCACCTTCTTTCTTTACCTAAAAAGACCGGTGCTCTACAATACGCAAAGCATCGGTCTTAAAATTTACATGCGGACTGATTTATTAGGGGGAGAAAACAAATTGAAATCATTGAATCACATACAAACTAAAGGAGCTTGTCCACATGTATAAACCGCGCGGAGGGAGTCGAACCCTCCGTTGTCCTGTCGCGGTGTCTGTCGAGGGGTAAGTGAAATTTCCGGAGATTGCATTTCTCCGGATTTGGGATACTCGGAATCGAACCGAGGACTTGCTGTGTATAAGAAAGGTGCTCTACCAACTGAGCTATATCCCAATCTCCGCATTGTTCGGATAACATTTTTTAAATATTTTAGTATTCCTTTATTGATCTTGGCAGTTTATATTATATCAATAACCATATGGGAATTAATAGGAACTCTTTTTTCTTGTCTATGACGTTTTTATGGATCTAGGAACTAATCTCCTCAGCCCCTTCGGTTATGCGGTATAGGTATTCTGGTGTAAGCATTAACAATTACTCCTTGCAAGCCATGTGTGCCTTGTTAGTGTCCATACTCTCTGCTTATCATATCCCATTGCACCAAGAATTTTTACAAACTTATACCGGTTGCTTTTCCTATGGCTTTATTCATAATGTATATAAACACATTCACATTTTCCTTCACGCACCATTTCCATTCAATCACTGTAATTCCGAGTTTTCTGATTTCCCACGCCTGCTCCTCTGTTAATGCCATATACATAACTTACCTCCTATTTACACAACTCAATTCCTTCCATAACTGCCCTTGCTTCAAGAATCGCAATATATTCTGCCATAGAATTAATCTGAATATTGTATGTACTTCTCGGACAGGTCGGGGAAAAGTTCAGGATTCCCTCATCCCATCTGTCCAGCATATTTTTCAGCTTTCCGTATCTGATAACAGTCTGATAATATTCTGCTTTGAATCTCTCTTTGTAGTCCTCGCTGTTCATCATGTCAACAGTATCTCTTAATTCCATTGGTCTCATATCACACATAAATTATTCCTCCATCTTTTTAATTTGCTTAATAACCTGATTCACGTATGTACTCAGTCCAGCCACTAAAATTCCCTGCACAAGCGTCGTAAACACCGCCATAGCGATTGACTGTTTGTCAATGGGCTTGTCGCCAGTACCCAGATGGCACACAAGGCAATACCAATCCCGCCCATAATCAGCGGGATGTATTTATCATTATATCTGAAAATTCTTTAAAGCCCTTCCGTGTATTTTTGTGACATTCCTATACGTATACATCATTTTTACTGCTATTTCTTCCCATTTCATTCCTTTTATGTACCTATAAAACAGTACATCTTTCTCATTTTCATCACTCATTCTTTCTATTCTATCCCTGATATTTTTCAGTTTATTTATCTTTTGATATCTTGCTTTCACAATCTTTCTCTCGATTTTGTCAATTCTTGCAGCATATCCAGAAAGGTCAGTAGTGGTATGAGCGTGTGGCATTCCATCCTGTATCAAAGACGGGAACATCTTATTTATTCGGATTTCTGAAAGTTCTTCGTTAATAAACGGTTAGGTGATTGGGAGTATGCACTCGGGGTCAACTTCATGAACCAACATTTAGCCCATATGACACTAACAGGAGCACGCAAATA